CTTTTCAAATGCTTTTTGTAAAGTCTCATCAGTAGTATATAATCCTTTACCGAATATCAAATCAGCTAGGTTATTTACTGAGGTTGCATTGGTAGTAGAATCGTTATATGCCATCACTACTGCATCCCAAAAATCATCTTGACCAAATACACCGAATGGAACCCATGCATAACGGGTTTTAGTATCCTCAGTAACTTGTGGAATCATATTATCCGCAAGATTAACCACACTAAACTTATGGTCTCTTTTTATTGCCTTTGTATTCATCTTATGGAAGGATTATATATCTATTTTCTGTATCGTTTGAAATGTATGGGTATTCACCATTTACTGGTATTGGTATTTGGTTAACATAATTTGGTTTATCTTCACTTTGAGAAACAAAGAATCCTAAACTACCTCTCCATACTACATCACCAACTAGTAATGTTTGAGAACCAGATGGTCTATATCGTGGATACATTGTCATTCTAAACTCATTTCCAGGAGGAGCCTCAAACAGAGTTTCTGCATTAAAATCCACACTAAAAGAAACATAGGATTCATACCTTTCATAACCCCACCCAGAACCAGACAAATTGATTGTAGGGTAGTTCCTTAATGTAGTCATGTCTTGTAAATCTATACTCAAGACCTCTGAACCAGTTGGTAGAGGTTCTACTCTAATAGTATAATTGTTACGGCCACCAGTGAAATATGTTAACATTATCTCTTATTATCTATTGTTTATAGTATAATAACAACGAATTAACTATAAATAGTAGAAACAAAAAAACCCCTTCCTTTCTACAGGTTGGGGTTTTTCTATAAAATACTAAATTATGAATTAACTATTAGTTCCGTATACTATTGTTGGTTGACTAGTTAATCCTGCAAAAGGATTAGTGGTAGTTGAACCAGATAAGAACGCTGCTGGTAATTGCTCTTGGCCTGTGAAGGTTAGAGAGTATCCATAAAGGTCTCCCATTGCTGCACCAGTTTGAAGAGTTCCTGCGGTCATATCGGCACCTTCTCTTTCACCAACTAATAGGGCATCTCCATTCATTGTCCATACAACGATTTGTGGTCTACCATAAGCCAACAACTTCATTTGAGTTGTCATCTCGTTGGTAAGTTTCTTCAAGTTCAAGAGTAATTCCTGAGAGAAGAAAGTTGTACCATTATCTCTTGATGTATTAACGGTTTCTGTATATGCAGAATTGCCTTTTAATTCATAATAGTATACCGTTGAACCCGATGGTAAAGCAGTCACCTCACCATTTCCGTTTTTCGTGAAAGAACCAGTAGTAAAGTTAAGGAAATAAACACCGGCTAAACCACCGATACTATCCTTACATACTTCGTTTCTTCCTGCTGTTATATTACATGCCATACTATTATATGTTTATTTAGTTAGTTAAAATTAATATGCTCCGTAGTAAACAATATCTTGTCCAATACCGAACTGAACACCAGCAGTGTATCTCATGATGATTCGGTAGTTCTGAGAACCATCCAAATTAGCCATATCCAATACTCTTACTTCGTTGTGGTCAGAAAGTAATCCTGTACCGAAGAACAAGTTAGACTTCTGTGCAGCCACAATTTTAGAATCACTCATACCTGGGCAAAGAACGATTTCAATACCATTGAAGTTGAAAGGTTTTTCACCTACGTTCATTTGGTTGTTCCATCCGTTAGCACCGATAGCACCACCGGCTAATGCCTGCTGATATGCTTTAGCAACTGAAGTACCAACATAGATAAGAAGGTCTTCTTTTCCATATACTGCAGCAGGAATAGTATCAACTACTGAATTCATTACTGACAATACGTTTGCAGAAGTTACAGAACCAGAGATGATTACTGAACCAGATTTAGCTGCTAATACAGCAGTAGCTCCACCTGCAGCAATAGATGCAGAGAATGCAGTTTGGAATCCAAGGAATGAACCATTGGAAGCAGTACCTTGCCAGATTGATTGTTCAGTAGCCTGAGCAACTTGTCCAGCCACATAAGAAATCAAGTAATCATTGAATGATGCTGGGATAGTATCAAACGCAGAGAAACCTAACTGCAAAGATTCCCAAGAATCAACGAATTCTTGCTTACACAATTCTAGGTTTACTTGTAGTTCTTTTGGTTCAAGGATTCTTTCAGAAAGAGCAACTGAACCTGAAGTTACGAAATCACAAGAAGCATCTTGTACGATTCCTGATACATCAAGTTTCTGAATTACAGATTTATACTTGACGTTTGGTTTGATGGTTACTAACTTGTTATCCAAAGTCTTAGCAGATAACAATGCTGCTGCGATATACTCACCAGCGAATTCACCTGCATAGGTGTTTTGTGTAAAAGTTGGTAACGCCAAATTTTGTCTTTTTTTCATTTTGTTAAAAGTTTTGGGTTATTAAATGTTTTTGTTATATAGTCTTGCCAATACTCTTTCTTGTGAAGAAAGGCCTGGGGTTGATTTCTTTGTATTTATTGCAGATAGTTTCTTTACTCTTGCTTCTACTGGTGCACCATCTAACTTTGGAAGTTCTTCTTCCTCTTCTTCTTCACCAACTTCAATTTCAATTTCTGCCATATCTTCTTCCATAGTAGGGTCTTTATCTACTACTTCTTCTTTAACTTTCTCCATCTCGGTCATTTTCTTTTCCATTTCCTCAATGCGATAAGAAAGTTCTTTAATCATTTTAGCTAAATCAACTGATTCAGTTTCAATATCGGCAGGCATACCATCACCAGTAGTTGGAATATCACCAGGAGCAGTTTCGTAAGTTTCCTCACTCATCTCTGTTGGCATTTCGTTAGGACCAGAAGCAGGAATGTCTTCGGCTTCTTTAACTTCCATATCAGCAAGTTCAACATTTTCTCTTTCTTTGATTACACCACCTTCGGTAAATACTTTAATAAGGGTTTCATTCCCTTCAGTATCTCTCAACATAAGTTCGTGTTCTCCATCAGGAGCTGGTGATTTAGTTCCATCTTCTGAAATTACTTCAAGAGGTTCTCCTACATCAAATGTTGGTGATTCTACGATGGTTCCATCTTTCAATTTAGCGTATGTGAATTCTACTTCGTTTGCAGATAACATCATTACTAATTTCTTTAATACTGTTTTTGCGTTCATAATGTATAAATCTATTTTTATATAATAACAATAATTGTTTTGTTTGTATTAGTTTTTTAATCTACTAGATGTCTTTCGTCATAAATTACATCTTCATTTTGTTTTAATGTAACATATAATTCGTATCCACTTGGAATACCAGCTGATATAAAACCATTATCATCAATTGATAACACATTACCTTCCAATGTAAATTGTATGTCAAGTGCTAATTCACTTCTTGATAATGATTTGTATTCTATCTCAATTGGTAAATCACTATTATAGTTTGTTAAATCAATATTCATTATATTCCAGTTTGATGTCTTCCAAATATACCATTCATTTCTAATATAGGTCTCAATATTCTTCCTCTATTATTAGTTAGAGGTATTTTAACTACTCTCGGTGCAGACCAAGGTGTTAAATATAAATCACCATAAACTCCCAAACAAATACCATGATACCCACTTGAACTTGGCAATGTAAGATATTCAAGTGTATTTGTTCTCCAATTGTATATAGTTAATTGATTACCATCACCAACCGAATATATTCTTCCATCTGCACCTATACAAGATGAATTAGAACGAGCTACTGATGTTGGTGTAATAACATTGGTTAATTCTAATGTTTTAGGGTTTATTCTTACAATAGCATTTGCTCCCCTAGGCATTGAATACATAAACCCATCAGGTGCCAAACACATACCATCTCTTGTATCACCAGCAGGAGTTCCAAAAGATGTATATGTATTAGTTGCTGGGTCAAACTCTATGAAATTTCGTGTACCTGCAGGCCCAGCTGGAGCCCAATACATTTTACCATTTGGTCCTAAACACCCATTGCTTCTATCATTACTTGTTGCAATATTCATATTACTACCTGATTCTATTGAGGTGTCATACCTTACCATAGTATCAGTATTATATGTACCAGGGGTATATGCATTAACACCATCGTAAGATAATAAAAATGGAAAGTATTGAGAACCTAATGCTGGTAATGCCACAAAACTACCTGAATTATTATCAATAGATAATTTATACATTCGTGGGTTTGAACTAGCAGTATAGACTGCTCTATTTCTTGGTGAATAAAAAGCACCATTAGTATTACCAGCACCTACACTTCCAGTTACTGATACATTATCAGTATAGGTATTAACTAATAACCAATCGGTATTAACATGGCCAGGTGCATATATAACACCATTGTCTGCCATGGCACCACCATTATATTTTGCAATACCTCCAGCCAATGTTGCACCTATTTCAATTGCTGCACCATAAGATGCACTTGGAATAGTGATTTGATTAAAGTAATTATCATATGCCCTTAACCATTGGTTACTCTCATAAGAGGACCAAGGGATAAGAGTTTGTTGTGGGAAAGTTAAATCCTCAAATGCTGCAGGTGCAATCATATATTATAGAAAGTTTTTAATTGAAGTTCCCAATACATTAGTTCCATCAAGTGATACAAATGTCAACAAATCTATTGCAGAACCAGTTGCAGTTACTTGATAATCATTACCACCTGCAAATAATACATTTGGTGAGAAAGATACTGAACCAGTAGATGCTCCACTTGCTTGTGATATTTGTATGTTTATTGTTTGTCCTCTTCTTATATTAGTTGGTGTAATATGTGTTACTGAACCAGTTGGTAATGTAATAGTAAACATATTACCATCATTGAAGTTTACAGATGCAGTAGATGATGCAACACTTAATGTATTTACAAATCCACTCATAGAACCAGTCACACCAAGAGAGCCAGTGATTTGTGCACTACCCGTGAATGGGAATGCACTACCTCCACCTCCTGCAAATGAACTTGTAGGTACGGTAGTTGTTCTACCATTAGCATCACCAACCCAAACATATCCTTGTTGTAGTGATGAGGTTAGAGTTCCAGTAATACCAACTGACCCAGTTATTTGTAATCCATTAGAACCTGATATAATGGTTGAACCTGTAATCTCATTCTTTAATGAAGATAAACGAAGAACTGGTAGTGCATTATGTCCAATATAAATTAAATCAGTAGTTGCAGTTGAAAATGCACCAATGTTGATTACATTTGCATATTGGTTCAAGAATGTTTTATTACCACCCAAATCTCGTAGTTGGGAT